TCGAGATCGGTGGCAACGTCGGCGAGCGCTGCCCACGTTTCGGCCTTGGTGACGGCGGCCCGGAGATCCGTGTCGAACCGTTCCCGGGCCTCGATGAGCTGCTCGATCGTGGTGATGGGCTGGTCAGTAGTCATGGCGGTGAATGATACCGACATCGCGTCGACGTCGCTAGGGTCAACCGCTAGGCGCTGTAGCCTTGAGGGATGCAAGAGTATGAGGGCGGCCCGCCGGACTACCTGATGCCCGGGGTCCGGATTGTCCGGGCCAGCCGGCAGCCGTGTCTCATCTGCGGGCATCCGACGGGTGACTGTGCTGATGGCGCCGAGGCTCCTCACACGATCATTGGCGAGCGCGTCCGTCCCCTCAAGGACCATCCTCAGCCGACGGTGTTCGTGCCGGAGGACATCTTCGAGGAACGCCAGATCACGCCCTTCACTCGCGCCCGTGTCCTCGCCGCGGCGAAGGGCACCTATGTGACTGCCGAGCGAGCGCAAGAGCTCGGACTTCTCTGACTTTGACCCGCTGTCCACAGGTTGCGCGTCGCTAACGTGCTGTATGGTCGGTGACCCGACATCATCGTTGCCGCTAGAACGTGGCGCTACAACCTGAAGGACTGCCGTCGTGCCGCTCTCTCCCGACTTCGTGTCCAGCTACGCCCAGAAGCAGGCTCCGTGGGGCTTCGGTGGCCTCGGAGAGATCGTCTATCTCCGCACGTACGCGCGAGACACGGACTTCGGCCGCAAGGAGCTGTGGCACGAGACTGTCGCCCGCTGCGTCAACGGTGCCATCGAGATCGGCGCAAACCTCACCGACGCCGAAGCCGAGAAGCTCTACGACCATGTGTTCAACCTGCGTGGCTCGTTCTCAGGTCGGGCCCTCTGGCAGCTCGGCACGCCGCTCGTCCGCTCCCACAACGCTGCGTCTCTCAACAACTGCTACTTCACGAACATCGAGAAGATCGAGGACTTCGAGTTCCTCTTCGATCACCTGATGCTCGGCGGTGGCGTCGGCTACAGCGTCGAGCGAGCGAAGATCCACGATCTTCCGAAGGTCAAGCGTGGCGTGAAGATCACACATGAGCGCACCAATGACGCAGACCTCATCGTTCCCGACTCGCGTCGCGGCTGGTCGCGACTCATCCACGCGGTCCTCAAGTCGTACTTCTACACCGGGAAGTCCTTCACCTACTCGACGATGCTCATTCGCGAGTTCGGCGCACCCCTCAAGACGTTCGGCGGTACCGCCTCCGGCCCGGGTGCGCTCATCGACGGCGTCACCGACATCTGCAAGGTGATGGAGAACCGTGAGGGCAAGAAGCTCCGGTCGATCGACGTCCTCGACATCTGCAACATCATCGGCCGCATCGTCGTCTCGGGTTCCTCGCGACGCTCCGCCCAGATCGCGATCGGTGACCCTGACGACGTGCTGTTCCTGCGAGCCAAGAACTGGGGCACTGGCAACATCCCCGGTTGGCGAGCCAACTCCAACAACAGCATCTACGCCGACGCGTACGACGAGATCATGCCCGAGCTCTGGCACGGCTACGACGGCTCCGGCGAACCGTACGGCCTCATCAACCGCAAGCTCGCCCGCAAGGTCGGCCGGCTCGGCGACAAGATGCCGGACCCCACCATTGAAGGCTTCAACCCGTGCGCCGAGATCGGCCTAGGTGATGGTGAGTCCTGCAACCTCGCGACGATCTTCCTCCCCAACATCGAGAGTCGTGCCCAGCTCGTCGAGCTCTCCAAGTTGCTCTACAAGGTCCAGAAGGCAATCGCCGCGATGGACTATCCCTACGACAAGACGAACAAGATCGTCCGCAAGAACATGCGGCTCGGCCAGTCAATCACTGGCGTGCTGCAGTGCTCCACACAGCAGCTGTCATGGTTGGGTGACGCGTACGACTCGCTCCGCCAGTACGACACGCTCTACTCGGCAAAGCATGGGCTACCGCTGTCGGTACGACTCACGACGGTGCAACCGTCAGGCACCCTCTCGCTGCTGCCCGGCGTCACACCGGGTGTCCATCCTGCGTTCGCTCGGCACTACATTCGCCGGGTCCGATTCGGGGTCAGCGACCCGCTGGTCGACAAGTGCCGGAAGCGCGGCTACCCAGTGTGCTTCGATGTGGGCATCGACGGGCGCGAGGATCACTCCCGATACGTCGTGTCGTTCCCATGCAAGTCGCCAGAGAACGCGGTTCTCGCTGCAGACATGACCGCGATCGAGCAGCTCGAGTGGGTCAAGAAGATGCAAACCGACTGGGCAGACAATGCCGTGTCGGTAACCGTCTACTACCGGCTCGAAGAGCTGCCGGCGATCAAGGAGTGGCTGGCGGAGTACTACGACGACTCGATCAAGAGCGTGTCGTTCCTGCTCCATACGGACCACAACTTCCCGCTGCCCCCATACGAGGAGATCAGCGAGGCCGAGTACGAGAAGATGCTCGCCAAGGTCGACTTCAGCGTGCCGATGGTCGACACCTATGCCGACGGTGAGCTCTTCGACGACTGTGCTGGTGGTGCCTGCCCGGTGCGTTAGCCGGGCTTCTGGCAGAGCAACACGAACTGGTACTTGGCGTGCGGGGCAACGATCGGCCATGCCATCGCCTTCAGGGCCGTGATGTTGTACGTGTACGAGTCGATCACGGTGAACCCGGCATACTCGAGCACGTCACGGGCACGAGCCTCATAACAGTTCCACGCGTGCCTCGCACCGATCCAACCCTCACCACCAGACTGGAACGGTGCAGCGTTCTCCATCACGTCGGTCACGCCAGACAGAGGCAAGCGGTTCGTGCGCCAGAGGTCGATGGTCAGCAACAGGTCGGGGCCGACAACAGCGCACTGACCACCCGGCTTGAGGACGCGTAGCATTTCGCTACAGAAGTCAAGAGTGTCATCCCACGGGATGTGCTCAAGAATGTGGCCGAGGTACAGCTTGTCGACCGAGTTGTCCGGGAACGGCAATCCTTCGAGCGGATTCGCCACCACGTCGGGTGTCGTGTTGTGCTCAGGCAGATAGACCCGATCAATGTTCGTCCACCCCTGTGCATAGTGGGTGCCGCAGCCGACGTTCAGCTTGATCTTGGCGCTCATCGGCCCTGCAACACGAAGTAGGTCAGCCGGCCATGCTCAGCACGGTTCGGCATGTCGCGCCGATGGTTGACACCCGAGAAGTGCGAGATGATTGCGCGACGTGGAGTGCCGGGCACGCGAGCCTTCGACCCGCGATGCAGCAGCCGACCATGCCAGATGAGCGCATCACCACGCTTGGGCAAGTATGTGATGATCTCGGGCTGACGCTTCTCCAGCTCTGCCTCGAACGCCGGGGTCAGGATCCGTTCCGACTGTGTCGGCCAGTCCGGGCTCGAATGGTCACCGAGGGCCATCCAGATCTTCTCGCGCGTCACCTGTGGCCAACGGTGGGATCCGGGCACATACTGGAACGGCCCAGAATCCGGATCGATGTCTTCGAGCGCGAGCCAGAGAGCGGCATAGTGGTCGCCGACGTGCGGCGGATTCAGGTACGAATCCTGATGCCAGTCGCGAGTCGTTGTCACCCAGCCCGTGAGGTTCAGATGCAAGCCGGCCGGTTCGCCGAGCGTCGTCTCGAGGACCGGAGCGAACGGCTCCATCAGATCGAGGATCTCGGGGTGCCGCATGTACGGGATCGGATCGGGCCATCCGCCTGCTTCCCGCCACGGTGGAGCAAGGCTGGCGTCGTTGTGCTCTCGCAGCCACACATCCATGTAGGCATCCATGAGTGCTTCGCCTTCAGGATGGGCGAGGAAGCCGTCGAGCCGGATCACACCGTCGTCGTTCCAGTCGTTCATCCCGGCCGGCGGTGCCGGTACCGTCAGATCATCGAAGGTCCACATCGTCATGGCACCACCAGTTCATCGCCGAAGTTCTTGAGCATCTGCCACGTCGGCTTCTTGGACCCATCGGCCCGCAGGATCCCGAAGTACTGCTCCGGACCGGGTGCGCTGACGGACTGACCATCCTTGATGGTCACCCACATGATGTTGCGGAGCTTGATCCCGGCTGCCTCGTGGGCCCGGATGACCTTGAAGTACCCGTCGTAACAGATCTGCTGGCGAGCTTCGTCGAGCAGATAGCCGCGGATCGTCGGGATCGTGGTGCCGGACGGATAGCCCGGAGCACCCACCTCGGTCCACCAGACCTCGCCACTCATTCCCCGGGCCTGTGCGGCCGTGGCGAGGTCGGGGGTCTGGAGTGCCGGGTTCCACTGGTGTGGGTTCGTGGACGGATCCTCAGGCCACACGTAGGCGTGCACATCGACAGCCGTGAAGTTGGTGGCCTTCATGTTGGTGGCGTCACAGTCGAAGAAGTTCGGCCACCACAGGTACGGGTTGAGGACCGACGATTCCGGGCTCATCCCGGGCGTCGAGATCGGCAGGTTCGGGTTGATCTTGCGAGCCTGCTGAGCGCCGTACCACGTGAATCCGGCCTGCGAGGTCGGCAGGTACTGCGGGATGGTGCGGGTCGCGTTGTTCGGATCGGTCGAAGTCGGTCCCTTCCAGAACGGCAGATGGTTCCACTCATTGCCGATGGACATCGCGTGGATGCCGGTACTGGCACAGTCCGCACAGAACTGTCCGAACTGCTGGAGCTGCGTCAGGCCGCCCGTGTAGGTCTTGCCGGAGATCTGAGGCGACTGCATGACCTTGATGCCACGCTTCTGAGCTTCAACGACCGTGGTCGCGAGAGCGGCAACCGTGCCATTCCAGCCCATCTCGTGAGAGACCCGGATCCATCCGAACCCGAGCTCGGCGATCCGATCGAGAGTCCACAGGTCCACGGTCGGTCCGCACGAGAACCCCATCCGGGTCCCTCGCCGGATCTTGGTCGACGTGGTGCTCGTGGCCGTGGTCGTGCTGGTCGTCGTCGTGCCGGTCCCCGATACGGTCGCCGTCGTGGTGACGACCGTGCCGGTCGATGATCCGCTTGTGGTCGGCGTCCCCGACGATGCTGGGGCCGTGGCGGCGAGAGTGGCCTCTTTCTGGAACTGGGAACGGGTCTTGGCTCCCCGCTTGGCGTCGATGGCAGCCAGCTCGGCGGCCGTGTAATCGCTGTAGATCTTGGTCACAGCAGTCCCTTCCGTCGCTATCCTCTTGAGTGTAGCCAGAGGGACGCCTTGCAGCATCGGACCTTAGACCGTTATTGTGTTACCCATGACTACTACTGAGTTCTCCCACGACGACCTGCCCTGCGAAGAGCTGCTCCTCCCGGCGCTCAGCATCCTCGAGTCCCTCGACGAAGGTCACACCCAGTGCAAGACCGGCACCTGTCGGCTCTGCCGGCAGCGACGAGGCGTCATCCACGAACGTCAGCTCCGTCGCAAGCCCTACGGGTACTGCGTCGACTGCCTCATCGGCATCCTGCTCACCAAGCATCAGGACCGCACCTCGTCGTGACCATCGAGGCGGACGCCGCGACGCTCCTCGAGCAGGCGACAGCAATCCTCGACAGATACGGCTGGATCCAAGGCGCCACCTATGACGTCACCAGCCGACGATTCGACCTGCTCGGTGCTCTGGCCTATGCGGCAGGAATCCCTCGAAGCACCTTGACCGGCGATCAAGCCGTTGAGGGGCTCGTGCCACTCGCTCCGCCGGCCCGACAGGCCGCACTGGCCTGTGCCTACGACGAGTGTGACGGGATCCTCGGCTGCGATCCGATCTACTGGTCCGACATGCGTGGCCGGACCTATCGGCAGGTCAGGTGGCTGATGCTTGATGCGGCGGCGGTGTTGCGGATCCGGCACGCCTGAACGTCACCGGCACCCCTGTCTCGCCGCACAAGAAACACGGTTGAGGACCGAGCCACATGGTCTCGCACGGGTCACAGCGCATCTGCTGCCATCGTTCGGGAAGTGTCGCCACCGGATCCTCCAGACGTGAAGAGGGGGCCGGCACCGAAGTGCCGACCCCCTTCTTCACGGGTGATCGTCAGATCAGTTGTCGAACGTGATCTTGACGAAGCTCTCCGGCCGCTTCACGGCGAGGGCGAGACGCTCCTCGGCGAGAACGACGATGGCGTTGCGGACGAAGAAGTCCGCGTGCTGCTCGGAGATCCGGATGCTGGCCTGCTCCCGGTCGTAGAGCTGGGCACCCGTGCCGAACGCACCCACGAGAGCGGTGCCCTCGTCGATGGCCGGGGTGTCGATGACCGGCATCCGCCAGATGCGAGCCTCAGCGCCGACCTGCATCGAGACGGCCATGAGGTACGAGCCCTGAGCGTTCTTGGTGAGCTCGATCTTCTCCCAGTCGCTCGGGTGCACCACGACGCCGGACGGCTCGTAGTAGGCGAGGAACGCCAGCGTGGCCGCACGACGGATCGCGTCGCCGTAGTTGTCCTCGGTGAGGTTGGCGGGCAGGTCGTGGTCGTAGGTCTGGACACCGGAGGTGTTCAGGATGCCGAGCAGGTTCTCACCGGTGCCGTCACCGTTGAGGATCTGGAAGTCCTCCTGCAGACGGAGACCGTAGAGGAGCTCGTTGTCGATGATCGACCGGAGCTGGGGCTCGTCGGCGAGCACGTTGCGGTGCGCCGCCTCCCAGTGAGCCAGCGTCCGGACCGGCGCCTGATGCCCCTCGAACTGGAAGCTCGACTGGGGCTTGAGGGCGAAGGCGTTGCCCGACCGCTCGGCCACCGGCGACGCCGCGTTGGTGGCGGTCGTCTCGGGGGTCGTGAAGCCGAGCATCCGGAAGTACTCGATCACCGCAGCGGTGGTCGTCCGGGCCGGGAACAGGTCGCGGACACGACGGGTCCGGGTCGGCGGGGTCACGATCGGGTCGCGCTCGATCGTGCCGAACGAACCGGGGGTGCCGGTGGGGAGCGCCGAGTAGACGTCCTTCTTGCCCCACGTGCCGACGTTCGCCGAGTTCACGACGAACGGCGACGGCATGTTCGCGCCGGCCTTGCCGCCCTGCAGGCTCTTGAACTCCTCGGAAGCGAGGAAGAGCTCGCCGAGGGACTTGGCACCGTAGCCCGAGGGAACCGTGAGGCCCGCCGCCGCAGCCGCAGCGAGCGAGTCGCCCGCCGGCTCCGACTGCCAGTCCTCGACGGACTTGAGGTCCTTGAGGCCGGAGATCAGGCTCTTGATCTCCTTGATGTCACGCATGTTCTTGTCGAACGCGCTCTTCTGCTCGTCCGAGACGATGGTGACGCCGTCTTCGATGCGGAAGGTGTCCGCGATGGCGCGGTTCTCCGCCATCTTGGCTTCGAGGGCCGACTGGAGCTCGCGCTCCCGGCCGGAGTCGATGGTGCTCATGTGAGAGGTTCTCCCCGTTGGGTTGAGACTGATGTGGTCTGACTCGCGAGGCCGAGGTGAGCACCTAGCCGCTGGCGTGTCTGGATGTAACGGTAACACCGTATGGTGGCGTTGTAGTGGAAGCCCCACCTGTTGTAGCGGGCGATAGATGTAAAGGCTCATCTGGGGGTTGGGGTCGTTAGGGCACCATGTAGTGGTCTTGTGCCCCCCCCGTGTCGCCGAGGAGCGTCACCGTCGTGTGGATTGACCTCTCAGGGAATGGGTCGCTCGTCGATGAGGCGACCTTCATCACCGCCATCGCAGGCGTTGGCTTCGGTATTGTCAAGATCTGGCAGCAGACCCGATCCAACCACTCCAAGTTGGACGAGCTAGCCGAGAACCTCAACCACATCGACGAAGAGCCCGAGGTCGATCAACCCCCGACCCTCGGCCAGCGGGTCGTACGAATCGAACGACAGGTTGATGCGATCAACGACTCCGTGCTCGATCTGACCGGAGCCATGACCCAGCACATCCTCTGGGAAGAGAAGAAGGCCAACCGCATCGACCGGCGCCTCACCGACGTCGAGGACGCGCTGCATGCCGTCCGGGAGTGCATGGAGCGCAACCACCCCGAAGCACCCATGCTGACCAGCCCGACCAAGCGTCCCCGCAAGAAGTCGAACGGCTAAGACCGGCCCGTCGCCCTCTCGTGCCCCTTGGGCAACAGGTCATTATCTGAGACGTACTTGGCGTCCGAAGGCTTCCCGCTGGCCAGCAACTTCAGGAACGCATTGACCCGGGCCATTCCCCACTGCTGCCGGCTACTGACCTCCGGCCTGTGGGAAACACTGTAGGCACCCATCCCGCGCCGGAGGACCGCCTTCAGCATCGGCAACGTCGCCATCCGATGAGCTGCCGCCGACCGGGCCCGCATCGCCTCGTTATGGTCGGCGACCTTCTTCTCGAGTGCGGCCACCAGCTCAGGCGTCAACTCGATCTTGCGTGCCGCTGTCCGGGAGCCCGCCGAGCCGACAGCGTTAGCGTCCGAGCCAGAGATCCGCTCGGACGGCTTGGCTGGCGTGCTCTGACTGTTGCCAGCCTTGCCCATCTGGGCGGTCAGCGCAGACGACGTGAGCTCCAGCGTGGCGTAACGAGCCTGAACATTCATGTACCGCTCGGCCTCGCGTTGTAGCACCGACTTTGCCGAGACCATGCCGCCCCCGGGCATCGTCTCGATCCCAGCGACCCCACGTTCCCGCTCGCCATCACGCCCCTGCGCCGCCTTCCACTTGGCGAACCCCTCGGCACCATCACGGGCCGTCGCGAGCATCGCATCATGGGTCGGGCACGGTGCCCATCCGCCGCCCGGCATCTCGTGGGCGCCTTCACACCCCATACGGCGTGCGAGCCGCAGAGCGGCAGCACGATTCGGCACGGTACGACCCATGGCCGCCTTCGTCGCATGCACGTCCACAAACGTGCTCCGCAACGTGATCCGATCGGCGTTCATCGCTACTTCGGCGGCGGACCGTACTTGTACGACTCGAGGGTGGCAAGCATGGTCGGCTTGGCCTTCATCTCATGCTCGACCACTGGGATCGATGCCGTGAGTGGTGCACGGTCAAGGAGCCAGAGCGGCTTGGTTCCCTTCATGTAGTCCGCTGTCTGGTTTCCCAGCTTGGCCCCATCCTTGCCGAACAGGATGGCGTAAGCGCCGAACGCATGAAACCCATCCTCGTCAGCGTACAGGGCGCCCCAGAACGGACCCTTCTTGTCGTAACCCTGTAGGAGATACTGGGCCATCAGGCGGCTCGACTTTCCCAGACGTCGAGGAACGCTTGTGCACGTACACGCTTCAGCGTCTCGAGGCGAGCCTCGAACATAGCGCGTTGAGCGTTGAGTTGCGCTATCTCGTTCTCGTTGAGCTTGGCGCCGTTTGCCTCGTAGCGAGCAGTGCCGAACATCTCGTCAAGATCAACGGCTTCAGCCCGCTCAATGACGCGCTCCACGGCAGCAACGAACCGTTCTCGGCGGGCATCGTCGATGTTGTCCCAGTCAAGATCGAAGAGGGTCGCGCCCCCCGTCGCACTCGGGTCTGCGTACTCGGCGGGGGTCATACCCCCAAACTCGCTGACGCGGGCATCCATTGCCTCAGGCGAGACGATGGCGCCTGCTCCCGAGTCGCCACCTCCGTACTTGCCGCCCTTCAAGCCATGCCCGGTCGTTCCCTCGTAGACAAGCCCGGTCCGTGCGTGGCTACGCGGCACGAGACGCTTCTTGCCCTCAAGGTCGTTTTCATCGACTTGGAGTGTTGTCGATGTTCGACCGAGCTCATCGAGAAGAAAGTCGGTGACGACGATCTCGGCGATGCTCTCCGGATCCATGTTCTCGAGAGTGTCGCCGGGAGCGTATGGATTGAGCTCACGAGTCTGGTCCGCTCCATCCCAGTGACGCACATCGCGTTCAAGCGTCCATCGGACAGGGCGCTTGCCGCGCTCGGTGTACGCCTCGCTGGCACGAATCCCACCGAACCCTGCATCGTTGGGCAGATCGGTGAGTGCGGCAGTCACGTCATGTCCGACCATCTCGGACAGACCTTCGTTGCTCCCGTACGACGAGCCCTTGAGGTACATCGTCTCGCCGGTCGTCTTGTCGCGCAGCATGATGACATGCTTGGCGTTCAGGACGTCTTCACGCGTCCGGCTCTGGATGACCCACGCATCGAACCGGTCGGTGCTGTAGTGCGGCTTTGCCCCGTTGTAGTACGCGCGATCGGCATACGTGCTGACGACCGCACCAAGACCTTCTTCGATCCCAAGTTCTTCATCGATGGCCCGGATGAGAGTCTCGTCGGGAATCTCCCTGAGTTCTCCACCACCCCTGAGGTGTCGGCGCGCAGCATCAACGTC